ACACAAGATATTCATCATCAAATCATAAAGGGTTTTTAAACGGTATTTTAAAAGGTACAAACACATTTGCAGGAACATCATCAGTAAATTTTGATGTTTATGTTGGTGCAAGAAATAATAATGGTATAGCTCAAATATTTTCATCAAAACAATTTGCTTTTGCATCAATCGGTGATAGCTTATTAGATGCCGAAGCAGCTAATTTTTATACTGCGGTACAAAATTTTCAAGTGGCTTTGGCCCGCCAAGTTTAGCTATAAAACACTTAAACTATGACATACGTAGGACTATTAACAGAATCGCAAAAAGATAGCCTTATAGGTCAGCTTTATGACGATGACAGCTATTTTAACCCAATACAAGACATAGAAGACAATTGGATAATTTCTGTTGAGGAAATGGAATTTTGTGTGACTCCTGAGTTCCAATGGGTAAAAACATTGCCGCTAATCGTATATAAACCTAAGCCATCGCCACCATTTCCACCAATAGATTAAAAATTAAAAACTATGTTAGGCGGTTTGTTAGATGAAGAAGAAAGATTATATTTGTCTGATAAATTTTATGATGAATATAAACCATTTACCCCTGTATTGGATGCAGAAGAAAATTGGATTATACCGTTACACCAAATATATGAAAACAAAAATATAGACTGTTGGTGGGTAAAATTTTTACCAATAGTTGAATACGTAAACAGCAATAACAATGTCATTGAGAATAATACAGCAATGATGAAAAAACTTCTTCACCTTGTTGAAAGATTAGACAAATGAAAGGATTCCAACAGATTTTAAAAGACAGAGGTTATTACAGCGGTGCCATAGATGGCATAGTTGGCCCATTGACACTCGGAGGAGCAAAGCAATGGATTGATGCCGAGATGGATCAAAGAGGCTGGGTAAAGCCAGTAAACGACCTTGTGTGGGTGCGCACCGACCAAAGCTTCGACAATAAGTTTGCAGACTACTGCATCAGGTTCAATAACAGGATTGCTGACATGATTATGATCTGCTCAACCACTCCAGGTGATTACATCGTTTTCAATCCGCTTACGGTTGGCGGAATTACTGGCTCAGCTGTTGCCTGCGAACAGCAAGTTATCGGAAGTCATAAGTTTGTCACGTCGGGCAATTGGAAAAGCCTTTGGTTGAATGCTCCGTATTTCTTCCAGGCAGGTGCAATAGAAATTTGGAGGGATGCCAACAAAGACAGAAAGCTCGACAAGGCGGTTAAGACTCGAGGTTGGTACGGCATCAACTTTCATCGGGGCGGATGGTTGGCAAATGTAGATGGATGGTCAGCAGGCTGCCTCGTTGTTCCTGACAAACAATGGTTTGAAGCTATCAAAATATTTCAGTCTAATCAATTGATTAACTTTACACTAATAGAACTATGAGAAAAAAATTTAAAGATACAAAAGTCGGTAAGTTCTTAGCCGAAAAAGCTCCTAAAATCCTTCAAACCATAGGTGATGTTCTTCCAACAAATGGAACTTTAGGTATTGTAAAAAACATAATAAACCTATCTGACGATTTAAGCAAGGAGGATAAGGAAATTGTAACAAAAGATCTCCTCGAAATGGAGCAGATAATGCTCAAGGATAGGGAATCGGCAAGAGGCAGAGAAGTAGAGATAGCAAAATTACAAAAATTTGATTTTTTGTTCTATGTTACAGGGCTAGTTGGCTTAGCTGCTTTCTGCTTTATGATATATGCAATAGTGTATCTATCAATACCGGAACCAAACAAAGAGGTATGGATTCACCTAATCGGTATCACTGAGGGTATTGTAATTTCAATATTTGGATATTACTTTGGCAGCTCGATTAAAAGAAATTCAAATTAAATATTTATATTTGCTACTTAAATTAAATCTAATCAATTATGAATTACGTTTCAAAAGAAGAACTAGAAAAAATCCAAGGCATGAATGCCGAATTTTCAAAAGCGAAAATGGCACTCGGAGAATTAGAACTAAACAAGCATGGCATCCTGAATCAAATCAACGCTATGCGTCAAGAGTTTTTTGAGTACGAGAAAATGCTGATAGTAAAATACGGTCAAGACTCAGTAATAAATTTACAAACAGGAGAAGTAACACAAAAACAATAAAATGGCAAAGATAAGTACATACGCTACTACAGCACCAGCCCTTGGTGATATGCTCATTGGCACTGATGTCAATGACATGAACAACACTAAGAATTTTACTATAGGAAGTTTGTTATCCATCCCTGGGTCAACAGCATATGTACCTTATACAGGAGCCTTATTTAATGTTGATTTGGGAGCTAATAATATCACGGCAAATTCTATTATAAAAGCAGGAGGAACTTCATCGCAGTTTCTAAAAGCAGATGGGTCAATAGATAGTAATACCTATGCCCTTGCGTCATCATTAGCATCATATGTTCCTTATGTAGGAGCGACAAATAATCTTGACCTTGGTGGCAATGATTTAATTGCTACAACAATAATAAAGTCAGGAGGCCTTGCAACTGAGTTTTTAAAAGCTGATGGCTCAGTAGATAACAATACCTATTTGACAACGGCAATAATATCAGGCCTTGTCCCATACACTGGAGCAACAGGCAATGTTGACTTGGGTATCCATAGACTAACAGTTAAAGGATTAACACTAACAACTGACGATGTTCAAATGATTGGATTAACTCCTACATCCGCAATAAATGATTATTTTGAAATAGGTAATTTTGGTGGGGGAGTATCAGGATTCTTGGTTGACTTTGTCAATAACAGGTATTTTCTTGGGGATAGGCTGAATGCTGTTAACGGTACCTATATCAAAGTTGACGATGCCAACAGCCGAGTAGAGATAAGCAAAGCTATCTATACCAATGCTAGTACAGGCACAGCAGGTCAGATATTGACAAGTCAGGGAGCAGGACTTCCTGCAACTTGGTCAACAGCATCTTATTTAGTTCCAAAGTATGGCTCATTCTATGACACCACTACTCAGACAACAATTGGAAACGAAAATCTTCCAATGAAACTAAATAATACTGACGTTGCAGCTACAAGCGGATTCAGTATTGCCAATGATGCACTTGGAAGGCCCACAAGAATAACAACAACTGAAACAGGTATTTTTAATGTACAGTTTTCGGCTCAACTGCATAAGACATCAGGTGGTGGTGCTACTCAAATATACATATGGTTTGCAGTAAATGGAGTTGATTTAGCCGATAGCGCTACAACATTGACACTAGCAAATAATGGTGATTTATTAGTAGCTGCTTGGAACTATTTTGTCCCACTAACAACAGGTCAATATGTAGAGATAAAGTGGAGAGCATCAGCAGCAAACATAGAAATCCAACGCAACACAACATTGCCAAGTGTTCCAGGTATTCCTTCAGTAATCGCAACAATACATAGAGTATCATAATGGACATAAGGAAGATATCGATAGGTCCCGATTATAAATCTGGTGCAATCCATTATATCGTTGGGCAGAAAGTACTTGGCGATAGTAATGAGATTCATCTTATTAAGAGGGACCATATCAGCTCTTCCATCAAAATATACATAATAAACAAGAAGGGCGAGATAGTCCTTTGGAAAGAATTTAATCAAACGATTCCAACTTCAATCGAATTTAATATAGATTTTTAATGAAATCACCGACTCAATTTATAGTGAAACCTGTAAATGGAAGTCGATATAACAACACAAAGCTAATATCCGGTATAGAGTTCATTGTAAACACCTCTGAGGAGGATTACAAGTTCTCGAACCGCTATGCTGAAGTTATAGAGACACCATTAAATTACAAGGGGCCAATTAAGAATGGGGATACTTTAATAGTTCACCACAACGTCTTCAAGTTCTATAACGATGTAAAAGGAAGACGTAAAAGCGGAAAGAGCTTCTTTAAAGACGACCTGTTCTTCATTGATGAGGAGCAGTTTTTTTTATACAAAAGTGAAGGCAAGTGGCAAGCATATGATAGGTATTGTTTCGTCAAGCCACTACCTGCAACCGAGAGTTATATAAAGAAACCGTTTAGTTTAGAGCCATTGATGGGGACGATGATGTACCCTAATGAATATTTAAGAAGTAAGGGCGTCAACGAAGGGGACGTTATCTGCTTCGCTCCAAATGGGGAGTACGAATTTGACATTGATGGTGAAAAGCTATATAGAATGTTCGATCATTTTGTAACAATGAAGCTATGAACAACAGGGAAGTAAAACTTAGAATAATAGCAGCCGGACATAAAGCTGTACAAGAACTGATAAAGGTTGCAGAAGAGAAGATAATCGCTCCAGATAACGGAGATGACCTATCAGCAGACAAGCTAAAAAATGCAGCTGCAACGAAAAAATTAGCCATATTTGACGCATTCGATATTCTCAACAAGATAGAATTAGAAAGAGAGACAATTGAATACGCAGATAAAGGTATTAGTAAGGTAGACTCAAAACAAGGCTTTGCGGAAAGAAGATCAAAATAAACTATACTATGTCGCAAAAGACTATATATCACAGCAAACCCTGACAAATAAAAACAGAGGTAGGACCTGGGTATATGGCTACAATGAGCAATATGACGTTGTCGTCATCTCAAAGACAGGACAAATAGGCGAGGTAATAAATATTGCAGGCCTACACATTGCCTTGCCTCAGATACCTAGCAATTGCTACAAAAGAAATGATACGTCATCGGAGCAATATTGGGAGCGACAGCCAGTGCCAAAAGAGCTTGAGAAAATCCCCTCTATATTCAATTGGAATGATAAACCTGCTGAGTTTAAAAACAAGTGGGTTGACTACATAGAGAAAGAATTTGACTATAGAGAACAAGGTTTTTGGTTCTATAATAATGGGAAGCCTTGTTATATAACAGGATCTCATTATATGTACCTACAATGGTCAAGTATTGACGTAGGATACCCAGACTTCCGTGAAGCAAACAGAATACTATTTCTTTTTTGGGAGGCTTGTAAAGCAGACCAAAGGTCATTCGGGATGATATATCTCAAGATAAGACGCTCAGGGTTCTCATTTATGACATCAGCAGAATGTGTCAATCTAGGCACACTCGCAAGAGATGCAAGACTTGGTATCCTGTCAAAGACCGGTGCCGATGCTAAGAAGATGTTTACAGATAAGGTGGTGCCAATCAATAATAAACTTCCGTTCTTCTTCAAGCCTATCATGGATGGTATGGACAAGCCAAAGACAGAGTTGGCGTTCCGCGTACCAGCATCCAAGATAACAAAGAAGAATATGCATGAGATAGGCGATAATGACATCCTAGGTCTCGATACCACTATAGACTGGAAGAATACTGAGGAGAACTCCTATGACGGTGAGAAGCTATTATTCTTAGCTCATGACGAGTCAGGTAAATGGGTAAAGCCAAATAACATCCTAAACAACTGGCGCGTAACAAAAACTTGTTTGCGCTTAGGTAGTAAAATCATAGGCAAGTGTATGATGGGATCAACCTCAAATGCACTCAATAAAGGTGGTGAGAATTTCAAGTCATTGTACTATGACTCTGACGTAACAGTAAGGAACGCCAACGGACAAACAAAGAGTGGGCTGTATGCCTTGTTTATCCCTATGGAGTGGAACATGGAAGGCTTTATCGATAGATATGGGATGCCGGTGTTTAAAAAGCCTGAGAAGGCAATTGTAGGGGTAGATGGAGGTAAGATATCAAACGGTGCTATTGACTATTGGGAGAATGAGGTTGAATCGCTTAAAAATGATTCAGATGCACTTAATGAATTCTACCGACAGTTCCCTCGAACAGAGTCACACGCATTTAGAGATGAAAGCAAGCAGGCGCTATTTAACCTGACAAAGATATACCAACAGATTGACTTTAACGACTCCTTAGTCATGGGGCAATATGTTACTCGTGGGTCATTCTCTTGGAAAGACGGAATCAAAGACACAAAGGTTGTATGGAGTCCAAATAAAAGTGGAAGATTTTTATTGAGCTGGTTCCCACCTGCGCATTACATAAACAATGTGTATGTCAAGAATGGAATCAAGTACCCAGGGAATGAACACTTAGGGTCATTTGGATGTGACCCATACGACATATCAGCAGTAGTTGGAGGAAGAGGGTCCTGCGGATCACTACACGGAATGACGAAGTTTCATATGGATGATGCACCGACAAATGAATTTTTCCTGGAATATGTAGCAAGACCACAAACAGCAGAGATATTTTTTGAAGAGGTACTAATGGCCTGTATTTATTACGGAATGCCGGTACTGATAGAAAACAATAAACCAAGGTTATTATACCATTTTAAAAATAGAGGATATAGAGGATTCTGTATGAACAGACCAGATAAAAACTTTAATAAGCTTACAAAAACCGAGCGTGAACTTGGGGGCATCCCCAACTCATCAGAGGACGTTAAGCAGTCTCACGCAGCAGCGATTGAGTCATACATAGAGAAATATATCGGATTTGATCACACAGGGACATATAGAGACTCGGATGTAATTGGCTCTATGCCTTTTATAAGAACACTTGAGGATTGGGCAAAGTTTGATATAAATGACAGGACAAGATTTGACGCAACAATAAGCTCAGGTCTTGCAATAATGGCGAATCAAAAACACCTTTATATTCCTGAGAAAGAAAAAACAAAAATTATTATTAACTTTGCTAAATATTCAAATGATGGATTAACAAGTCAACTAATGAAATGAAAGATATAATAATTGATGTTCAATACTCAAGCTTCCCTAACCAATGGGCAACAGATAAAGAGAAAGCATCTGAAGGCTATGGTTTGCAAGTAGGTCAAGCAATACAGTATGAATGGTTTAGAAAAGACGGAACATCTTGCAGATACTACAGTCGATGGAGAGACTTCCATAGGCTAAAACTTTATGCAAGAGGAGAGCAGTCAGTAGCAAAGTACAAAAATGAACTTGCTATTGATGGAGACTTGTCGTACCTGAATATCGATTGGACTCCGGTCCCTGTTATCCCAAAGTTCGTTGACATTGTTGTGAACGGTATGTCAGACAGACTCTTCAAGCCAAAGGCTTATGCGCAGGACGCAATGTCGCTTGCCAAGCGCAATAAGTACCAAGACATGATTGAGACGCAAATGGCAGGAAAAGAAATCTTTGCAAAAATCCAACAGTTTACCGGTGTTGATCCATTTATGATGGACCCACAGAAGCTTCCTGAGAATGACGAAGAACTCCTCT